GGACACCGTTCCTACAAGACGGTGAACGAGTTAGTCGCCATGGGCTATGATAGGGAACTGATGGAAGGCTATTCCGGGACCGATGATAAATTTGCCACCAACGACGAATACCTTTCCCGTTTTCCTAATTCAACCGGGAGGCGAAATAACAATGTCGAACCCGGCTCACGCCTGGTCCAGTACATCGAAGGCTATGCCCGCATAGACCGAAATGGCGACGGGCATAGCGAATTATTAAGGGTTTGTTGTGCCGGTAACGGATACAACGTCGTCCACGATGAACCCTGCGATCACATCCCTTTTGCGACTTTTGTCCCGGATCCGGAACCCCACTCTATAGAGGGGCTCGGGATCGGAGACCTGGTCCAAGACCTTCAAAGAATCAGAACCGTTATCCTCCGGAATACATTGGACTCCCTGGCGATGAGCATACACCCGAGATTGCTCGTCACTGAGTCCGCCATCCCGGAAATGGACGACGTCCTGAATAGCGAAGTCGGAAGTATTATCCGCCAACGCCAGCCAGGCTCGGTGACACCCATGACCGTGCCGTTCGTTGGAAATTCCGTCCTACCGATATGGGACTTTCTTAGAACCGAGGAGGAGAGACGAACAGGGATCACCCAGGCCAGCCAGGGGCTAGACGCCTCGAGCATCCAATCAACGACCGCCACCGGGATCGACCTCATGTCCAGGGCCTCCATGGCCCGGATCGAGATGATCACCCGGACGTTCAGCGAGAGAGGCCTGAAGAGGGTATTTAAAGGCATATTTGACCTATTAAGAAAACACCAGGAGAAGGCGAGAGTGATCCGCCTGAGAAATAACTGGGTCCCGATTGACCCCCGGTCCTGGACATCCGACATGGACGTCAGAGTGACGGCCCCTCTTTCCTCGTCTAACGACGCCGAACGGATGGCCTACCTCTCGGCGATTATCGCCAAGCAGGAACAGTTTATCGAGAGGCTCGGGCCGAACAACCCGATCACCGATATGAATAAGTTGTACAACGCCCTGGTCAAGTCAGCCGAGATCGCCGGGTATCAGGATTCAAGTCAGTTCTTCAACGACCCGAAAAATTTCCAGCCACCTCCACCGCCTCCGCCGAAGAAGACCCCGGAGGAAGTTTTCCAAGAAGCACAAGTCATGCAGATCCAGGCGGACGTCGCCATGAAACAGGCCGAGCTTGATTTGAAACGTCAGTCGATGCTGATGGATGACGACCGGAAACGAGACGAGATGGAGGCCGATCTGAAACTGAAAGCGAGAGAACTGGAAGAAAAATTTAAGACCGAGATCGATGAAAAAGCGATCCAGGACTCGATGAATACGCCAAGAACGCCTGTCTGAAATTGTCGAAAAATGACCAATTTTGACGTATTTTTTTGTCAATAAAATGAAATACTTACAGAGTTAACTTGTCAAGATTCAAATCATACGTCCTATCCCCCAGGGGATCTATAAAAAATCGATTCTCAGCGATTAGGAAAAATTGTCAATTTTTAGCAAGTATTTTCAGAGGTTTAGTGTGACCAACGAAGAGCAAATTCAGAGGGCCGAACGTGCCCAGGAACTCCTCAACGATCCGCTAATCCAAGAGAGTTTTGACCATCTCGAGAAGACCTACCTCGACGCCTGGAGAGATTCCAGACCCGGAGAGGAGTTGGATCGGGAGGTTTTATGGCAAGCCTGGTTCGCCCTGGATGCAGTCCGTCAGCATCTCAACATGATGATGCAAAACGGAAAACTTGCCCGGGACGCACTGGATAAATTAAAACGGAGAACCAAATGAACGAATCGACAACCCCGATGGGGACCGAGGACGTGACGTCGAGAATCTCTCAGATCCTGGCCCCGACTCCCCAGGAGGAGGACACGCTGGTGACTGAGGAAGAAACTCAACTCGAGGAGAATGAACTCGAGGCCGAATATGAAGAAGATCAGATCGAGGCCGATAGTGTCGAGCCCCCCAGGTTTCGGGTCTTAAACCCCGACACCGGCGAGGAAGAATACTACACCGGCGATGAACTGGCGGACGGATGGATGAGGCAAAAAACATTCACTCAGAAGACTCAGCTTCTCGCAGAGCAACGGAAGGAGATGGAGGCCGAACGGGCCAAAGTCGCCGACGAACGAGAACAGTATCAGGCCGGACTTCACCAATACCTGTCCCAGCCTGAACCCCAGCCTCCGTCTGAGGAACTGTTTGAGACGGATCCCCTTGCCTATATGAAGGCGAAGGACGACTACCGGGACCTCCTGGCCCAAAGATCACAGGCCCAGGCGGAACTCCAGCGAGTCGAAGGGGAACGGATGCGAGACGCAAATCTTCAACGTCAGGAGTACCTCCAGAGGGAATCCGAGAAACTGACAAACCTCATACCCGAATGGCGTGACGAGACCGTCGCAACCAAAGAGAAACAAGCTATCCGAGAGTACGGGGTCAGCCTGGGCTATTCAGCCGAGGAGATGGATTCCATCGGAGACGCCAGGGCTATCGCCCTAATGAGGAAGAGTCTTCTCTTCGACTCCATGACGCAAAAAGGAAAAACAAAACTGCAACGAGGTCCTGAAGGGGTGGCGACACTTCGACCGGGGGGCCAGCAACAACCCCAGAGACGAATCTCCCAATACCGACGGGCAAAGATGCAGTTAGCAAAAACAGGAAAACCAGATGACGCCACTAAGGCGATTTCTGAAATACTCAAAAGGAGTGCGTAATGACTAAAATAGCAAACGCTTATGATACCTACGCCACCACGGGGGCGAAGAATGAAATCCGTGAAGACTTAGCTGATATCATTTACGAGATCAGCCCGGAAGCAACGCCCGGAATCCAGGCCGTTGGGACCCGTGAGGTGACCCAGCCAAACTTTGACTGGTTGGTCCAGTCCCTTCCGAGTGCATCCGGAACCGGAGTGCTTGAAGGTGATGTGATTTCCAGGCAGGCATCGACCGGTACGACCCGTCGATCAAACCAGTGTGTGATCCTCACAAGGAACGCCACAATCACGGGGACTACCATGGCCTCAGAAACTGCGGGCTATGCCGATGCCATGGCTCATCAAATGCAGTTGATCGTCCGAGCCCTCAAGACTGACTTGGAAACGGTTCTCTTCGCTAAGACGGCAAAGAACACCGGGAATGCCACCACGGTCAGAACGACCGCCGGTCTTTCATCCTGGCTGACCTCAAACAAGGTCCTCGGATCCGCCGGTTCCCCGGCCGTCGCCACCGGAGATGGTTCTGATACCATCACCGACGGAACAAAGAGGGCGTTGACCAAGGCCCACATCAACTCGGCCATGCAACAAGTTTTCGGGAACTCCAGCCAGTTGCCGACAATCCTCTTATGCGGACCCTTCAACAAGGCCAAGATTGGGGCCTTCGATGAGTCCTCAACCAACATGAGAAGGATGGTAGACGCCAACCAGGTTGGTGCATCCGTCACCGTCGTCGCCTCCGATTTCGGAGACCTCGAGGTTGTGCCGGATAACTTCAACCGGGAACGAGATGTCTTCCTGATCAACCCCGAGTACGCACGACTCGCCTATCTCCGAAACTTCGAGAGAAAGCCGATGGGCGCCGTAGGCGACGGAATGACCGAGGCCGTTTATGTCGAGGCGGGCGTCCAGGTCGATTCGGAAGCAACTCACGCCATCATCGCTGATTGTACTGACGCATAATGGCTAGAAGGACAATACTCTCCCACACCGGGGGAGTCCTGTCTGAAGTAGTGACGGACCCGTCCGAAAACGGACGGGCCATCATCTACCGACGGAAACAGGACGTTCAACCGGTCATCGAGACCGTTAAATCCATGAAGGAGGCTCAACTGCCGTCCTTCGATAAACGAGGAAACCTAAACTCCTGGAGGAAGGTGGCTGAAGTTCCCCAGGTCTTATATCACAAATGGCGACGGTACGCTCGTCATAACAAATTGAGCCACCCGGAATGGAAAAAATACCTCCGGAAAAAACTCAATGACTTTGAAAATAAATCGTTTCGAGTCTGGGAGGGGACACTCTAATTGGCGAAGATCACCGACTATCAATCTTTGATCGATAACGTCCAGGACTACCTGAACCGTGACGACCTTACCAGTGTCGTCCCGACCTGGATGGGGATCGTCGAGACTGAGCTTTCCCGGAGGCTACGGGACCGTAGGATGATTTCAAGGGCGACGGCGGTCTTAAACTCTCAATATATAAAACCTCCATCGACTATGGTGGCGTTGAGAAACATCCAATTGAACACGGACCCTCCAGCGACTTTGACCCAGATCACGCCGGACGTGATGGACGACAAGAGGGCCTCGAGTAACACCCGTGGAAAACCCTTATTTTATGCCCATCTGGGCCAGCAAATAGAATTTTACCCGACACCGGATACGGATCAGACAATCGAGATCGCATACTTCCGGACAATCCCGAGCCTGACCTCGGTGA